CGTTGACAGCAGCACGCACATAATTGAGCGGCGCACCTTCGGACAATAGATACTCAATGACTTGTTTACGTGTTTTCATGGCTAACTCCTTCTGTTGTACTACGGTTTACTTACGAAAGATGATGTATGTTGCGCCAGCCACGAGCAGGCCGAACGGCGTGAACAAGGCCACGCGGAAGGTGAGCTCGATGAGGTACCAGCCGTGGATGTATGTGGTTACAACATACAAGTAGGCAATTGCAGTGCCGAGCATCGACAACACAACGATTGTCGTGATAGTATTCTCGAAAGCGAATTCGTCATGAATTTGGACATTGTTCATTTGATTTTCCTTAGTATATGTACCCTCACCATTGAAGATACATATACATACCCTCTGTCACAGGGGATGTAGGACTCTAGTAGCTACAGATGTGTTGTGTGCACGGCTATTGTACGAGTCCAAGGTATTTACTGTTCCCATGTTCGGTTTTAGGCGATGGTCGGAAAGGGTGTCTTATTCGCTAGTCTGGTAATGTTATCGGCCTGTAGGGGTATGTACCTACATAATCAGATGTTAATCGTGTTTCGAATGCAGTCACGACTAATACGTTTAATCTGATAAAGGTTTCGACAGTTATCCGTTTTCCATGGGGTTGCTGTGCGCCTACGGTGTTATGTCGGCACAGCTTCTAAATTGTTAAAGAGCTTTCCATAGTTCTTTGCAGAACGTGGTGCGGCAATGTCCCATTGGACACCTCGACAGCGATGCCACCCAAGATAGGTGGGGCGCCTTACTTGCGCTATCTAAGTTCTAGTGCGCTTGGTGGAAGGCACTTGGGAGTACCCTCTAGCAAGCGCACCCCCGAAGGGGTGCTACTGCTTACTGCACCGACTGTGCTGCTGCTTTGCGGTAGATGGCGACCTGCGTACTAGCTGTTGCACGGTTAATACCGTTATCGGTGCACAACTGCATCTGCTCTTTACGGGTTGCTGTAGCAGGCAGGGTAGCGCACAGAGCGTGCACTGCTTTGCAAGGCTTGTAGGCAACACCCTGTACCGACACAGTGGTAGCAGAGGGTGCAATAGTAGCACTGTTAGCGCGTGCGTTGCGTGCTACTACTGGTGCAAAGCTTGGTGCAGGTACACCGTACTGTACGCTGAGTTGTGCTACCTGCAACATAAACGCTTGCTGGTTAGCAACTTGCTTACGTGCAGCATTTTTGCTAGCACGCAACTGTTGCACTGTTGCAATGCGTTGTGCGTTGCGTGCTGCTGCGTTGCTTGCTGCTTTGCTAACGTTGTTAGCTTGGTTGCGCATGGTAAACTCCTTAGTAGTTATGCAACATTGCACAATTGCAATGTTGGTGTTGCATTATGGTAAGCTGTTAGTTGTTAAATAGCAAGTGTTGCGCTAGGGTACTAGCAGGGTGCAGCGTTGTGTGCAACCCATGTACACATAGTAGTGCATACCAGTGCATACCGCAAGGGGTCTAGTAGTTAGATGCAACCACCTATATTCGAATGTATCCACACAGACCGATAGGAGATAGCTATTTGGTTGGACCCATGTGCGGTACAGCTTGGGTAGGGTGCGTACGTGCGCAGCAAGGGGGTTCCACGCACGTTCCACGCTGTTTGTGGGGTAGGGTAAGGGGGTAGTAGCACAGGTATGTTCCACGCGCTTGTAGGTACGTTCCACGCGGTTTAAACCGTGTTGCCGTAAGTAAACATCCCTTGCTTTGCGGTATGCACGGTGCGGGGTGATATCCTAGGTAAAGATTCCAAACTTAGCTTCTAAATCCATCACTACTCAAAAAAAAAAAGAAAAAGAATTCTCCTGGACACCGTAAGGTAGCTGTGCTATAATAGTCCTTTAAATAGGAGGACGTATGCCTACAGTCAAAGATTTCAAAAATAAAGATGGTAAGTGGGGGATGTATATTCATATGGGTTTAGTCAGAACCCTTTCTTACACAAAATGGTCCGGGATGAAATCTCGTTGTAGTCCAACTCAAACAAGTTTACCAGCTTACATCGGCTGCATAATGTCTGAAAACTTCAAAGACTTCCAGTTCTTTGCTGAGTGGTGCCAAAACCAAACAGGTTATGGGCTGCCTGGTTACGAACTAGATAAAGATATTTTAATAAATGGAAATCGTTTATACAGTGAAGACACTTGCATATTTGTGCCTAAAAAATTGAACTTATTTTTCATCCAACGTACAGCAGATAGAGGGCCTTACCCTATTGGTGTATCCGCCTGTAAAGAACCCGGTCGTTATCAGGCTCATATTAGTATCGACAGTAAATTAAAAAGACTTGGGACATTTGGATCAGTACAAGAAGCTTTTGCAGCTTATAAAGTAGCAAAAGAATTTGAAGCCCGCCGATGGGCTGAGAAATTGAAAGACGCTGCAATTGACCCTCGAGTTATTCAACGACTTCAATCTTGGGAGCTTCAGTCTTGACATCTACAAAATAATAATCATTTGCACTAACGTAAAACTAAGCGTAAAGTACAGCAATACAAAGCAATTAACAACAAAGGATGACTTCCATGCCTTCCGCGCCAACGAACCGAATCAGCAAACTGCTCCCGCCTGAGCACCAAATCCCAGGCAGATGTGTGGGAACAACAACCGGGTTAGCCCTCAACTACATTGCGAAGTGCATTACCTTCCCAAACCAGTGGCACACCATTAAAGACCACGTCGACAAGCCTTTGACAAACCGTGAGCTTGCAATTAAGATTCAACTCTACGTTGAACAACTTGGTCTCAAATTCTTTACTTTCCAAGCGTCTCCGCCTTTCAGCTTCACCGAATTCCGCGTTCGCTGCGACATCTTCGAATCTTAATCCTCTAGGAACTACCATGACCGGTCCAAATCTTTGGCTCGCAATAATGCTGTTCGTACTTGCCATATGGGCAGTGCTTCTAAACGCTAGTAAATCAGACAAACCTTACCAAAGACGGCTGTCTGTAGCCCAGGCTAAAGCCTCTATATTTGTGGTCATCGCAATTGGCGTTGTCTCATTCTTTACAATTATTCTTTTCTACCAATGAACACTTTAACAGCTTACACAATCTGTTCTTTAATTGCCTTCGGTGTAGCCGGAATATTCTGGTGCTTGATGGAAATAATTAGCTTTTGTCTTAACCGTTATATCCGAAATAAACAGCGTAAAGAACAGCATCGTATTCGTGAACGAATATTGAAAGAACATGCGGGCGAAAAGATTGTCGACATTCGCACGAAACAACTCTATAAGAAGGATGGTACACAATGACTCTAATTCTATTAGCAATTGGGATAATCCTTTCTGGTATAGCTGGGCTGCTCGTTATCTTCAAAGTCAGAGACCTTCAAAAGTCTCTTGACAGAACAATTGAAGATATCAATGCAATATATTACCACATTGGCGAACTTCGAGAACAGCTAAAAAGATTAGCTAGATCTTACGAGGTAGATACAAGAATTATCAACGATACTATCATACAAAAAGATCCTCTTGACCCAAATATTCTAAAACGAATAGATGAACAAATAGCCAAAAGTGTGGAACGTCAACGACAGCGTGCGCTAATGGACCTTCAACCTCATGAAGTACGTCGTAAGTCGGACGCTCCTGATCCTCGCACCTTACGTGAACGTCTACAAGAAGAAGAAGAAGAAAACAATACCACTTTCCGTCATAAGAATAAATAGTATCATGGCTACTGCACCAATTATTCATCAAGAGTGGAAACATACTCTCCCTAATCCAGAAGATCAGCAATACGATCTACAACTGTTGACCATATGCGGCGTCAGCGTGCTAGGGCGATGGGCGGGAGAGTTTGGACAATTCTACGTCGGTTGGGCATCCTTACTTGGTGCGTCCAAATCTCAGCAACAGCCTTATGCGAATAATTATTATCAACCCCACGAACCCCAACGAACTTGGTACCAACAATGAAGATATTAAACAGCCCAAATTTCTGGCTATATGCCTCCGCAATGGAGGCCGGGTTCGCATTTGGTTCTATCCTGAAAGATGAGTATGGATATGCATTGATCTATATTGCATTCTTTTTACTTTATACGCATTTTAGACAGAAGTTATTAATTAAACAGAAAGATACAAAATGAAAAATCTATTATCTAAAATTACAACATCAAAGCTATTCTGGCTGATTCTTGCTGGGTTTCAAGCTTTCTTTGCAGTTTATGACTATCGCCAAGGGAATTTCGCCTGGTGTGCCCTTGAAGTTATTTCCTGTATCTTTTATCTGTTTTGCCCTAAAATTTTTAAGGATTAATATGAGCCCGGATGCTGAAGAAATTCAAGAAGTAAAAGAGCAAGTCGATTTGGTGTGCGCAGCAATTGCTCCACATCTTATTACTGCAATCCAAACTGCAATCCAAACTGCAATGATCGAAGTACATAAGAATCTCGCAGCAGGTTGCGAGATTGGCTCATCGCTCGATTCTTTATCGATGCCTAGCCCCGAGCACTTTGAGCGATCAGTGTGGTCAAATGCATACTGTGCGGCCGCTAATGGTCTACTACAGGCACATAGTTTTAGCTCTATTGCGGGAACAGCTTCAAATCATGCTGATGCAGCGGTTGAAGCTTACAAAAAGAGGTTTCCGAATGCCTAAAAATAAAGTACCAGATAAAGACTTTCCGGTTGAATATACGGACTTCACACAGGTTGTTGAACCATTAGTAGGGGTCCATAGTGCTGCTCAACTTAGTCTTAAAGCTTTGAACGCCGTCATTGATGCTGCTGACCCTGCTGTACAGATCGAAGTTAAATACGTCGAAGATCGGCTCCAATACCTGCTTGCTAAGCATGGTAATGCTGGTGTGTACGCGCTCATGCGTGCAAACCTTAAAGTCGCAATAGATAATGGACAATAAATGAACAAGCATACACTCGTCTCTCGTAACAAGCGTGAAGGTAAATTTTTGCTCAATGAACGTAAAATCTATAAAAAGACTCGCTATGGCAAACTTGCACCTATCAAATTTGCTGACCTTGGCATCAAACTTTATACACCGGAAGAAGCAAATGGACATTCCTAACACGAAGAAGGCACAAGGCATAGAAATTGTGAATGCTTTCAAAGCAATTAATGACAATTGGATGATGCACTTAGAGATCTATAACCACCAGGCTAAAGTGGCAAAAGCTAAGTACGATGCTGCGATTGTCCAAGGCTTTACTGAGCTACAAGCCTTACAGATCTGCCATAAAACTTGGGAGTTTTAAATGACCAATGCGAAAATTAATCCAGACAGTGTTATTCTCAATCAACTTGAAGGTCAATGGGAGAAAGTGTGCATGGTCTTGCTGCACAAACTCTCGGCTGGAAAACCTGTAAGGGTTACAGTTCAAGATTTCATCGATGTTCGTAAGTTATATGAGCCAGATGGTCCAGTTTTGTTCACACACGGTATGCACGATTCTTTCGAACTCTCTGTTATTACGCATGAGCGTGCTAAAGAACTCGCAGCTTATGGAGCTTCCAAACAAGTCCAGACAAAGCAATGAATCCTCGTTCCTTTAACCGAGAAAGAATCTTAAATTCTTTGCCTGCTACTGTGACCGAAATCATGTATAAGGCTGATTGCAGTAGGCAAACTGTTCGGTACTGGCTTGGAAAATTTAAAGAAGAAGAAATTTGTCGCGTTGTAGGTCATAGACGTGCCAGAGGTGGTGGTGCTCCTCCTGCAAAAATTTATGGATTGGGTAAAGGACCTGATGCAGTTTGCCGAATCAAACCTTTACCAAAGTCTATCATTTACGCGCGAAATAAAATGAAAGCTGAAAGTTCAGGCTTAACTGAAATTAGACGCGCTCGAGAACGTGCTCGCTATTGGGAAAAGAGAGCTAAGGCTCAGCCTGCGAATCCCTTCACTGCTTTATTTGTCCAAATTAGGAAACAACATGATCACAAGTGACTCAAACCATCCAGGAATCGATAAAGAGACACTTAGCGGTCAGAATGAGGCTTATTTGGTCTTATCTGCTGAAGAAATCTCCAAAGGTTTCGTTCGTCCTGTGCGAAATACCTATATCCATAGCGGTTTAAAGCCCAAATTCAAGCTGCGACCCCTTACAGAGGATGAGGCAAACCGATACGCAGCGTACAAATATGTTGCTTTCGAAGCTTATCCTGGAGTACCGAAAACTAGTATTAGCGGTCGCTATTGGACACAAGTTCAGCTGGATACCACACGTTGCGGTGCTGTGACCACAATGCCCCAGCGGATCGCAGAGACTTACGCTCGTGATCCTCGTTTCTATGGCGCTACTTTTTGTTGCGCTTGCGGTAAACATCTTCCTGTAGGCGAATTTACATGGGAAGACGGAAGTGTGGTGGGATCATGACCACAATCGCATGGGACGGTAAGTATCTTGCAGCTGACAATCAATCTACGGATAATGGTATGCGGCGTAAGATTGCGAAGATATTTAAACACAAACTCGGATTATTCGGAGTTTCCGGCTTGCTTACTCATGGTTTGCAGACAATTGCTTGGATTACAGACCAAGGTGCTGCACCAGAACTTTACCCAGCATATAAAAATGATGATATTGGTTATGTCACCCATGTTGATCGTCAGGGTCGGATTTGGCGTTACGAAGGTGCCTCAATGCCTGTTGAGATTCTGAATACGTTCATGGCTTGTGGTTCAGGTCGCGATTATGCTTGTGCGGCAATGTATCTTGGGAAAGTGCAAAAGAAGCTGTTGAAATAGCGTCTATATTTGATGTTGGTACAGGAAGCGAAATTTTAGCTTATTGCCTGGAGGATTGCCCATGCGAGTAGATATTGATGTAGACCCTCGTTGTATGCATGCTGTAAAAGAAGTTTATCTTAATGATGAACTTCTTAAAGCATGTTATATGGCTGACGACCAAACGGGCGTTGTAAAGATTGCGAAAATGGATAAACTTAAGTTCATTGAAACTGACTATCAAGGTGATGTCTTAAAAGTATTAAAATACGGTAGAGTCAAAATTGTTCTTGCATACGGATGGGAATATTATGGTGGACAACTGCGAGAGGTTAAACAATGAAACCGGACGACTATGCTAAAGCTGGCACTGAGCACGCACACCAGACAGCTCTTTTCATTTGGGCCTCTCAAAACACGGACAAGTATCCTGTACTTAAATGGATGTACGCTATTCCGAATGGTGGTGAAAGAAATGTTGCTGTCGCGGGAAGGTTAAAAGCAGAAGGTGTCAAGTCTGGAGTGTCCGATATTTGCTTACCTACTGGTCGACATGGATATCATGGCTTGTATATAGAAATGAAGAAACCAAAAGGTAAAGAATCTGACAACCAAAAAGAATTTGGTGCGTTCCTCAATAATGAGACTTATTATTATATTTGTTGCGACAATTGGGAAAAAGCCCGTGACGTTCTTGTATGGTACCTGACTTAAAAAGATATAAGTTTGCGAATTGGGTCTCTCCTTGGCCCAAATACGAATTTTCAAAGATACATTTAATCAGCAGAACCAACGAAGGCCAGACGTTGTGTGGTCAAATAATACCAACTTCTCGCCTTCGTTTATCCAATAAATCCCCAAATCCTTCTGCATTTTGCAAGCATTGTGCAAAGCTTTTAAGCACCCTAGGCGCTGCGCCAGTAGCTAACCCTAGCACCCCATTACCCCACTTGTAACACGCGCTTGCCGCACCGTTTTACCACCTTGCCGCTCCTGCTTTGCAAATAACGCTTGCTTAGCTTAGCTATTCCAGTTTATACTCCACGTAAGATCATTAATGCATCACGGAGTAGCTATGGAAGCTATCGATAAAGAATCGTTAGATGCGTTACCAATTCAAGAACCTGAACAGGAGTTTGAACGTAGCTACTCTTGGCGCGAAAAAGCTCTTCGCGATCTCTTCGTAAAAGAATATTTGGTTGACTATGATTCAATCGGCGCAGCTATGCGTGTTGGATATAACCGTGGTATCGCCAAAGAGTATGCTGTACGTTTGATGGACGAACCATACGTGATGCGTCAAATCGCCAAGTACGAAGGTGCGCCTGTTGAAGAAGACGAGACTACAGCTAAAAAACGAATTATGGCTGGTCTTGTTCGCGAAGCAAACTTTCGAGGTGCTGGTTCTTCGCAAGCTGCTCGGGTTGCCGCTCTTGGTAAACTTGCCCAATTGTACGGCATGGAACCCGCCACTAGAAATAAAACCGAACTTACCGGCGCAGATGGGCAACCACTGGCTGCCGGCCAATTTGTTATTCCTGGAATCATGACCCCTGAGCAATGGGAACCGTTTGCTGCTCAACAACAGGCAGATCTTGTTGCTGGAAAAACCAAACAAGTTGATCAAGTCGAACCTCCAAGTGTTAATTAATGTCGAATATTATTTTACCAAGACCTCGCGCGATATGGACTGCGTTACCTGGAAGTCAGACTTTATTTTTACAAAGTCCTACTCGCGAGGTCTGTTTTGCTGGAACTAGGGGACCCGGCAAATCAGTTTCTTTAGAGACGAAAGTCTTAACAGATTCTGGTTGGAAAAATGCCGGCCAAGTTCTTCATTCGGATCTCTTAGTTGCAAAAGATGGTTCTTATTGTAAGATTTTAGGTATTTTTCCACAGATTTCCCGTCCGCTTTATAATGTTATGTTCCATGATGGTGAGGTTGTAGAATGTGATGATGACCATCGTTGGTTGGCGTATAATGCGACTACAGGAAAACGGGATGGTTGGCGCGTAAAAACTACGAAAGAAATTCGGACAAGTAAGACTAATTGGTCTATTCCGTATCTTAATGGAGCACTTCCGGGCAAAAAATGGGAAGGTTTAGATCCATATATGATCGGCTATATCATTGCAAACGGTACAACTGGTAGCGATTATGTCACGATTTATTCAATAGACGATGAAATCTTAAGTTACGCAAAAGAACAACATGGTTGGAATATTTATTCTTATGAAGGTCAAACAGCTAGACGTGCTGTTACAACCGGAGAAATGGACGCTAAATGGCGCCACATTTTGGGGCATTACATTGGTGATCAAAAATTTGTACCTAAAGATTTATTAGAAGCTGATCCGTCTACAAGGCTTAGTGTGCTCCAAGGTTTAATGGACGGAGATGGTAATTACGAAAAAGGCGCCCAAAGTAGATATTCAACTGTATCCGAACAACTTGCAAAAGATGTTGTTTATCTTGTTAAATCTTTAGGTGGTTGGGCAACATATGGAAAACGTGATCGAATTGGTAAGCATTATGAAACTATAAACGGAGTACCCTATAATTCTCGCGGTTATATTTTTCATGTGAATTTATCTCACCATAATCTTTTTAATCCTTTTAGACTTCAACGTAAAGCTGAAAGAGTACAAGAACAAAAAAAATTCTTGACTCGTGGTATTAAAAGTGTTACATTTTCAAGAGATGCGGAAGCAGTGTGTTTTTCTGTAGACCATCCAGAACATTGCTTCGTTATTGGAGACTTTGTCGTGACTCACAATACAGATGCTATGTTGATGTCGTTTGCCCAGTATTGCGGGAGGGGTTATGAAGACTTCTGGCGGGGCGTTATTTTTCGACGAAACTACAAGCACTTGGATGATATTATCGCTAAGTCGAAACGCTGGTTTAATCGTTCAGCACAGAAGCCTCGCTTTCTTGCTGGAAGTTCAAGTCTTAAATGGGTTTGGCCCACTGGTGAGGAATTGTTGCTTCGTGCATTCGAAGATGAAGAAGACTATTGGAGTTACCACGGACACGAGTATCCTTTTGTTGGATGGGAAGAATTAACAAGTTGGTCTTCGATTGGTTGTTATGAGTCTATGAAGAGCACGAATCGCTCCTCATTTCAGCCAACAGAGAGATTGCCATATATCCCACGAATCATTCGATCGTCGACTAACCCTTACGGAGTTGGTCACAATTGGGTAAAGAACTATTTTATCGATCCTGCCCCATACGGGAAAGTTATTGTTGACCCAAAAGGTAATAAACGAGTCTGTATTTTTGGTTCAATTAAAGAGAATCCTTATCTTGGTGAAGAGTATGTGCAAACCCTCGAGTCTATCACAGATCCAAACAAGCGTAAAGCATGGCTTGAAGGTTCTTGGGATATTACGTCTGGTGGTATGTTCGATGATATTTGGGATGCTACAAAACACATCCTTAAACCCTTTAAAATCCCAATGGGTTGGAAAATCGATCGTTCGTTCGATTGGGGTAGCAGCCGTCCTTTCAGTGTGGGCTGGTGGGCTCAAACGGATGGTACGGATGCGATTATGGCAGATGGCACAACGCGTTCTTTTCCTCGTAAAACACTGATCCGTATTGGTGAGTGGTACGGTACAACCGGCAAACCGAACGAAGGTGTTCGGATGACGGCAAAGAATGTGGCTATCGGTATCCGTAATAAAGAGGCACAAATGGGTATTCAAAATCGGGTAAACGGTGGCCCAGCAGACTCTGCTATTTATGCTGTAACCGATGATGCTTCTATTGGGCAGAATATGGAGTCAGAAGGTGTATTCTGGACACTTGCTGATAAAAAGGCTGGTAGTAGGAAGAATGGCTGGGAACTGATGCGTGATCGTTTTGGCGCAGTTGTAGATCCTGAGCTAGTAGATAAACCTGGATTATATGTTTTCGAGACCTGTAGAGATTGGATTCGCACTGTACCACCAATTCCTCGTGACCTTAAAGATCCAGATGATGTAGATACCGACGCAGAAGACCATGCAGCAGACGATACTAGGTATCGTGTTCTCGCATTGGATGCAGTGGTGCACAAGGTAAAAATCGGGGGCGCTTGATGGATGATTTTATTGGTCAGCGATTTGGTAAA